ATACCATAAAGCATCAAACGACACTATTTCTTTATCATAATCAGTAATAATAAAATATTCCTCCAAGCAATAGTCACACAGCTAACTCTAGCCATATGACGTCTTAAAAGTATTGTTTATGGATTTATACCAACGGGATTCAGTTCCTTGCGTATAGACTAGAAACACCACAAACGCTATGCGTATGCTTTTGGCTTTCTATTACCGCAATCGGGACACGCTCTATTCGCGTTACTAGCGTTGTTGTTGTTGACATTGCCACTGGAGTTGACATTCCACGTATTGTAAGCATTGCCTACATTAGCCGAACGCAAGCGCACATTCTGAGACAACCTACACCCAATATTAATTAGATATCTTTGTAGCGTTTCTTGTCGGCCCTGTTCCAGCTGCCTATCATGTTTCTAGTTTCAAGCACCAATGAAATCCAGTAAGCTACTTTCTTAGCTCTTAAATGAAATAGTCTTTGTGCGATATTGATGTAAGCAAGCAAATTATTACAGTAGATGATTGCTTTTGTCTGATACTTCAATCTCATGACTTTTTTCTCGTGATCATCACCGACTCGAATGTTATTAGCTGTCCAAGAAGACATTTGAATATTAACTGCACAGTCTACAATCTTGTCTATAACTTTTTGATACTTGTCATCGAATACCTTTGGATTGCTTGTAATCTTGATTGTATGAATTGATAAGTTCAAAGCTAACTCATTAGCTTTGAGCCCTCTGTATTGAGGGGTGTCTGGCACATTTCTTTGACCGGCATTGACCGCCATAAAAATATCCTCCTAAAATTTTAAATAAGAAACTTATCCCACCGATGCTGTGGCTCGGTGGGATTATTAGATTAACCTATAACGCAAACGGGACACGCTCTACCCGCGCTACTAGCGCTGCCGTAGCCGACAATGCCACTGGAGTAGACATACCACGTATTGCAAGCATTGCCTACATTAGCCGAACGCAAGCGCACATGCTGAGCGCTTGCATGATTTTCTAAAGCATACGTAATAATTTTTGGATACGTACCGTACTGAGCCATAGGAGTTTCTAACCCACACGTAGCTTTCATCAGTGGATAATAAGAACCTTCACCAGTCTTCTGTGGATTTACATACATTTCTTCTAATGATGGTAAGAATACCTTATCATAAGTAACTCCAACTTCACCTGCATAAGTCGGATTGTTTTTAACGGTTGTAACTTTTACAGTTCTCATCGAATTATAGAAGTCATCACTTACGCCAGACAAGAAACCACTTGTAGTATTTAACTGATCAGGAGCAATATCCCACTGGTCCTGAGCAATCCACCATGCACCTTTGCCAGCTCTTGAATTTAGGTACTGTCTCATAGCTGAGATTTCCCAGTCGTTACATCCATAGCCAGTCTCCTGCATAGAGTTCAAGTTTCCATCCCTTGAATTAATCTTTAATGTTCCTAATGATGTGCCTTCTGAACCTTCGATTACACTAACTGTTTCTTTTAATGTCTTACCATCAGCGCCATAGTTATATACTTTCCATGTAGTGGGCTCTGTATCGGGCATACCGTAGAATCCGGCTAAGCGTCCACCTTTTTCTACCGCCTGTGATAATGTGAACTGATAAGTCTTCCCGTTTTTGGCTTTTCCCCAGTCAGCACCAAAAGTGATGTTATATGTTCCTGCTTCTAATCCATCAGATGCAGCATAGAATGCACGCTGATGAGAGGATTGAACACCTTTTAACATTGCATAGTGCATTTTCAAATACATGCCTTTGAACGTTGAACCGTCTTCTGATTCCACAGAATCATCAAATTTTGCTACATCCCAAGCATTTGAATATGCTTTGTTATTATCAACATCAATCCAATCTTCTTCAATTTGGTCTCCGTATTTAAGGAACTTATTAGCTTCTCCAGAACTAATTAATTCTACTAATTCGGCCCAGGAATTATCTTTTTTAAGTGTTTTATATAGTAATTCAACTGTAGTATTGATGCCGTCAATATCATTTGTATTATTTGTGACTCTATCATCAAGAGCACCAATGCTTTGCTGAAGAGCATTATAACTACTAGTTCGTTCATTTATTTCATCATTGATCAATAATCGTAAATCAGCATCAGCATTCTCTCTAGCAGTTGATTCAGCATTGATAAGTCCTTCAAGTCTAGTATCAGCATTTGTTCTAGCGGCAGACTCAGCAGTAATTAGCGACTGTAAGTTTGTGTCAGCAGCTTCTCTTGCTGCGCTTTCAGCATCAAGCAATGCATTAGTTTCAGCTTTTGTATACCTATCGTTAATCAATGACTGTAAATTCGTATCAGCATTGGTTCTTGCTGTACTTTCATCATCAAGCTTAGTATTTAGCTCGTTAACAGTGCCATTAACACCCTCAATAGCTTCACTACGTGCCGTTGCTTCTGCTTGAATAGCTGATTGCAACTCAGCGTCAGCATTTGCCCTTGCCGTAGACTCAGCATTGACTAAAGCATCAGTTCCAGCTTTAGTGTATCTATCGTTGATTGCTGATTGCAAATTAGCATCAGCAGTTTCTCTAGCTGTTGTTTCAGCGTCAAGTTCGGTGCTTAAGTCATCCAAGGTACCATATATTGATGTAACATCCTGTGTTAATCCGTCAATAGCAGTAGTGTTAGCGGTAACTCTTTCGTCAATGCCGTCAACCTTATTGCCCATAGTGGCTACGTCTTGCGATAGCGTATCTACTCTGTCACCTATTGTAGACACATCTTGCGATAGAGTATCAACACGATCACTTATTGCAGATACGTCTTGTGATAGCCCATCTACGTCACTCTCGCACTCATCTACCCTATCAAGCAGAATCTTCCAGTTCGTAGGCATAGGCTCATCTGGACTGACTCCACCATCGTAATTTATGTTAGCATCACCCTTAAACCTGAATGCAATCTCATTTGTAGTGTATCGTTTCGTACACGACATATAGTTTTCCGTGTCAGTAGCAAAAAGTGTCATTTTAAACTTGAGCTGTTTAAGACAATTGAACGGAATAGAGCATGTGTTATCTTCAACAGCCTTGACATATACGTTGCCCTTTTCATCATGAAACTGCGCCCAGATAAACGGCAAATTCCATCCACCACGGACGTGTCCTAAATCGTCAGTTTCAAATTTGAAATTACAATACAATGTGTTGATGGTGTCAGTTGAGGAATAGTATTTTTGGCTGTAGTCCAGCCGTTGCCCATCTACATTAAATCTGATGTAATCCATAAGCATTTCCTCCATTTCTTCTAGTAGTCTTCACCTGTTATTTCTTTGTACTCTTCTTCGGTGATCCACTTCTTTAAAACTGCATTTCTAACTTTTCTGATATCCCACATGCCTGCGCGATACCAATACAGGACCTTTTCAAATTTGTTCATCATAACTCAACATCTCCCATCATTGCTAAATATTCTAATTTAGCTTCAATGTCTCTATCCTTTAATTCTCTTGCTGTTAAAGGCCTAATAATGAGATGCTGCTTGCCATCCACTCTGAAATTGTTGCAGCACACCATGTTTTCATACTCAGCATTGTCAATTAGTACTTTAACTAAATTACTCTCTTGCAATTCATCATCAGGTACTTCTACTGCTGGAATGATGTTATTGCCATTAAGCTCGGCTTCAAATTCAAAGCCATCGTCAAATCTAACTTTCATAAATATTCTCCTTAAAACTATTCGCTATCTCCCACTAAGCATGCGAACGGACGAATCCCATAAGAAAAGGAAGCCCCTGCGCTGTCAGTATAGCCACTATTGGTCACAACAGCGAAGTTACTCTGAGACGCAACAGTCGTTAACCAATATGACTGGTTACCTTTAATTTTAGTCTTGTCTAGTGCAAATAGCTTAAACTGCGCGCTTTGTGTTCCTACATCAAATCTGCCCATGCCCCAGATAGCGTGTCCAAAAACCTGTTCTTCTGACATGAGCTCAACTCTCATATCTCGCCAAGTAAATCCGGCAGGAAAGCCATCACTAGTATTGGCATTTGAATAAAGGCCTTTGTGTGCCGGGATAAACGACTCACCAAAAGCATTGTAAAACGATCCTGCATTAGCACTTAGATAGTTAGTATACATCCTACTTCCGGTGTAGCATCCTTCTGTAGTGTTCGTTGAGTTCATTGGAAATGTGTACCCTAGAGTTGTGTCGGGCACGATAACTACATGATGTCTAGTAAAAATATTATCATCGTTTAAATCACCGATTCGGTAATAGTAATCGAAGTCTGCGATTCTCCAATTGACTCCGTTGATAGTCCAATAATCGCCAATAAATAAATCGTCAAATGAACCATTAGCAATAGCTGCTTTTTGTTTATTTGTGTATGTATCTCCTAAATACTTCCCACGATAAATACTTGAATGAAACCCAGCGCCAGCGCCTACTGGTGCATTTGTTTCTACGCTGAATAAGATATTATCAAATTCCTCAATCGCGTCTGATACAGTCTCAATATCTATGAAATCGTCATTATCCGGTACCGTGATTTTATAATTAGTTGTTTTTCTACTCACTTTTTATTCACCTCTTCGCAAATTCTTATAAGTTTTATCCTGCAATGATTTATAAGTCATATCAGCATAATCATTAAATGATTTACCTTCGATAATTTTTTTATTCTCAGCTTCGGTCCAAGTACTTCCTGCCAACTGTCTCCATGTTTTGTCACGCAATTCTCTATAGTGATAGAAACGATATGACAATTCGATATGCATGTTAACTGGCACAATGCTTTCTAGAAAGCTTTTTACAACATCATACTGATTTGCTCTTGATAGAGGCACCTCAACATGCAGTGTTGTATTTTTAGTGTCCTCTTCTACAACGATCTCATCGCCACATAATTCTATTAAACGTTTCTTTAGTCCATTAAATGTGTAAGGGGACATCTCATACCACCTAGACTGTACACGTAACCTCCTATCTTCTAAGCTGTCAGTGCCAAGCGGTACAATACCTAAGATTTTTTCTCGTCTAGCGATACCGTACTCAGTACTAGTTTCTATGAAGATGTCACTGTGTACATCTTCATAGTCATCTACCAGTTTGCTTACATATTTGTCAGTTAATTCGTAAAGCTGCTTAATTTGTGGGATTTCTAGCAATATATCAGGCGTTTCCATTTTTCTTAATTCAGCCATCTAATCACCCCACATTAATATTTTTTAAGGTTGGTACAGTATACTCATCCAATTTAAGGTTACTAGCTGAATCATTGATTCTTACATCGCCTGCATCTAGTACTCCATCAATATTGATAAGTGCATTCTCAATACCTGAAATACGTACAACAAGATTAGAGCTGTCTTCCCACGACATTCTCAAATTGGTGAAATACTTTTCAAGCGCTGTCCTGATTGCTTCTTTTAAAGCATCGTATGAGTATCCTGTTTCATACTCAAGAGTAGCACTGACTGTGATATCTGTAGACAAAGCACTTAGTACCTGTACTTTATGCCCGATAGGCGCTTTTCCATATCCTCCACCACTTGAATCAGCAGGATCTATGTATTCCTTCAGTTCGTTTAGAAGCGAATCGCCAGGTAATGCGTACCCGTCGGCCAACGCGTAAAGTGTTATATATTCATCGTCTTCAGATCGTCTCTTTACCTTGCATGCTTCCGCACCATCAAATTCATCTACAAGATTCTTGTAATATGCTCTATTCCCTGCATATTCTCTATCAAAAAAGAATTCCATTCGTCGTGCACGATAGACTTCAGTCTCTTCTTCATCAGTTCCAGGAATAACGCATGACTCGATATAGCCTTCCTCAAATCCATCTAGAGCGTCCATTGGCTCGATATTGCCAACAAATGTTCCTGCATCTATTCCAGGCTCTACAGACTGGAAATTGTACTCATAGTACGTTTCATCATCAACTACGCTTGAGTCAAGATACTCAACTGCAATATAGCTGTAATCAGCATCGGTAGCAGTAAAGATATCTCCAATCTCACATTGCACATTAAGCTTGCCTTTTACCACAGCTGAAGTACCTTCATCTACAAGAAGACCAACTTCAGCGCCACTTTCTATCAAATGCTCTCTATCCATCGTGTCAATCAATAAGTTCTGATCAATGTTATCAATATCGATGTAAGCTTCTTCTAATCGTGCAGCCATTTTAGAGACTGCAATATCCATGAAAGAGCCTTCCTGCGCATCTACTCCATAATCTTCATGAAGCGATGCAAGCATATCTTCTTTAATGTTTTCATACGTCTTGCTATCAAATCTCGACATTATTCATTTCCCCCTCTCCGAAGTCAGTTAACATCTTGAAACTGCAAGTGAGATGACTTCCTGAAAAAGTACTTGTGAATTCATCGATACCTTTGATGTATTTATTTTGTGTAAGACATTCTTCAATCATTCTCTGACATTCCGCCTCAATGTATCCTTGATCAAAAGAATATCCTAAGAGCGTATCAATCTCACTTCCATAGTCATCTCCGAACATTTCATAGCGAAACCTTGCAATGCTTAAAGCAATTCTCGCCCACTGCATGCATGCATTAAGTCCACTGACTTTTGAACTTGATATATTGCCATCGCTCATAAGAGCAAAGTCTCTATATTCAACTTCATTATCAGTATCAGCGATTGAGTTCACGTCATCGCTTTCAATTGTCAGTGGATACTGTTCTGTATTAAGTCCTTCTAGTAAGTCGTTATCTTGTGTAATATAATCTTCATCCATGAGGCAACCTCCTTAAATGATTTTGCCCAACATAACTATAAGAGACTCGTTAGGCTTAAACAAAAGAACATCGTCGCCAGCCTTTAGATCATCCAGATAGACTGATTTCAATGTTCTATAATCTTTTCTATTTAGCACCACTCCGTTTATTCTGACTTGGTGTTTTTTGTTTACAACTGTACCCACGATGAGTGCTGCGCCAGGCTGTGCACCTTTTGCAATTTCTTTAATGACAGATGCAAGCCTAGACGAGCCTGCTACATTCTCTCTCATTATTATTTAATCCTCCTAGCTGTGTACCACTGTCTTCTATAATATCCGCTTGCAATACTCTGCACTCTTACGGTGCTTCCGGTGTGTGGTGCATGAACCATCTTGCCATTTCCAACGTAGATGCCTGTATGATGAATACCACTATACGCTCCGTTTGAAGAGAACAGGATGATATCTCCAGGCTTCATTTTTGCATAAGATACACCTTTCCATTTTTTAGATAGGCCTTTAGTATTCGTTCTTGCAAAATTAACTCCACACTGTTTGCATGCCCACCATACTAAACCTGAACAGTCGAATGTGTTAGGACCTGTTGCTCCCCACACATATTTGCATCCTCTTTTTGAAAGAGCCTTGTTGACAAGCTTTTGTCCGAATGCCGAACCGCCTTTAGATTCTGATGCGGTTTTTACTGTAACCTTTTTGATAACTTCTATCTTTCCGGTTCTTCTTCCAAATTTTTTCGCTTCTGACTTATTCTTGAAAAGAATATCAATATGATAATATCCTTTCTTATCAACTTTAATAGCTCCGCCTCTATCATTTACTCGATATGTCACGTTGTCTATAGATGTCTTAGTTCCTTTAGGAATGATTTTAGTGTTAAACGCAATCGATTTAGGAGCTGCACAAGTATGACTCTTTGGAACTGTCTTTTCACCGTTGGCAGTTTTCTTTCCTGTTGGCGCATATCCTGTGAAGATTGCTTTATATGTTTTCTTCTTGATTTTTGTCACTGATCCATCGGCATTAGTTGTCTTTGAAGCATTATTGTTGATTTGACTATAGTCAATTGTCTCTTGCTTGTTGCTGAATTCTAAATCAAGTGTCATCATGTGAGTATTATTCTCGAAGTCGTGAGTATCATTCTTTATCCAGTACTTGCCCACAAGCCCACTTGCTGCATCTTCAATATTGATTGCTCTACCAGCCACACATGCCCAATCACCTATGCAAGTGACACTAGCATTCTTTGCGATGCCGGTTATAGCGTTTTTAGCTTCAGTGGTACCTTTTCCTTTATCTACATTAATAGAACCTTGCAATACACCGTACTTGGAAATATCACCATTGCTTGATGCCTGTCCAATCTTAGTACCTTTTGAGTTGTATACATTCACTCTATTGATTACTCCAGTTGCATCTTCGCTATACTGTGCACCTGTTATATGTGAATCACTAGAGAATATAAGATTGGTTGCTACAGTACCTCTCTCAACAACTTCAAGCTTAGTACCATTCATTTGCAGCATATATTTTTTCTTTGTGTATTTCTCAACCATTTGGAATGCTTTAAGAATAATGTTATACGGGCTCATGTCACTCGGAATATACTTCTTGATGGAATGTTTAGTCTTCGGCATAGATCCAACTGATACACCTACCGATTTTGCTACTGACTTAGCAATATATTCTGGGGTCTTTTTTGTAAACTTATATGTACCAGTTGACTTCGTGAGGTTATACATGTAATCGTATGCTGTCACATCAACTGTGCCTATTTCGGATTTCTTTTCAGTATTGAATACTCTACCAACAAATTTTAATGATGATCCATCATAAAAATAGATAATGTCACCACCGTTAATCTTAGGCGCAATGAAGTTTTTATCGTAATAGTTAGACACAATACTGAATTGCAATGATCTTGATGTCTGCGTGTTCGCGCCTGTCCAGGAAACTTTAGTAACGAGTTCTGTAATATCCGTTGTAGTCTTATCAGACTTCTTATACCATTCTAGTTTAATCGCCATATAATCACCTACTTAGGAAGTTTAAGAGTTACATTCTTTGGAATTTGCTTATTAATAACAGCTGTCTTCTTGTACTTCTTAGCTGCAGCTTTACCATTTTTACGCTTCAGAATAATCTTTGTGTATCTTGCGTATGCACTATTAAGAGTTTTCTTGTTAAGATTATAAATCTTTTTTGCATAGGACTTGGCTTTCTTTGTTCCATGCTTCTTTTTGGCAATCTTATAAAGCGTATCATTTGTCTTAGTCTTATAAGTTTTGCTTACTGGCTTCGATACTCTTTTAGGTGTTGTTTTAGAAGCTTTCTTTGATGTTGGTGTTGAAGCCTTTACTGTTTTAATGGTTGGGATTCTATACTCAACAATATCAAGAGTATACTGTACATCACCAGTACCATCACTTTCTCCGTAAGTAAAACTATTTATTGTGCATAACATATCATAAGCACTGTCAGTATTTGACATTACTAATCGACAAATCTTCCCCTGCATATTTTTGATAAGCGATACATATTTGTATGGTTCCTTAAGTTCATTTGAACCGACAGAACAATACGGTCCCCATCGATAAGGGAAAAAAGATGTAAATGGCAATTTTTTTAAATTTTTTTTGCCTAGAAGAGAAACCTCACCAAAACTGTTAATATTTACTGTTGTAGCATTCCATGTAGATTCTTCATTGAATGATGAAGGCACCACAGGAAGTACAACACGCGTGCTTTTATCACCCTCAATTTCGATTGAGGCGCTTATTTGTGCAATAGCCATTGTTTATACCTCCTATACTAGATTGCCAATCTGAAGCATTAATTCATTAGCTAATTCACTAGCTATAGCTTCAATATCATCATTACTTCTTACGCTTAGAGAATCAGCAAGCTTAGAAATATTGATTGTGATATTTCCAGCTCTCTTTTCGGGATTGTTTGCTAATTTATCCATAGCATTAATCATCTTCATAGATTCGTTGTGTGGATATACTCTTGAACCTTTTGGCAAGTCAATGATTTCTCCGCCGCGTTCTGAAACCTGAGCAAGTCCACCTGTCCAGTCATCTGTACCTTTAGCTAACTTTGGAATTAACGGAATATTAATACCAAATTTTTTTCCACCGATTATTGGGACCCAATTCGGTGCCTTAAATGAAACCTTATTCATTCCCTTGATCAAGCTATTAATAGCATCAATGATAAAATTAATAGGCGCTTTAGCAAATGATGTAATAGTTTTCCAGATGCCCTTAAATACATTTACTATGCCTTTCCACGCTTTTTTCCAGTTGCCTGTGAAAACACCAGTAACAAAGTCAATCAAACCGCCGAAGATTTGACGAATACCAGAAAATGCACTTTTTATGCTTGAGGTACATCCAGGAAAAATTTTTTGCAAACGTTTGAATGCTTTATCAAAATTTTTTACAAATGTATTTTTCACCCAATTGACAAAAGATCTAAATCCTGCTTTTAGAGCTTTCCAGATCTTAGCAAAGAATTTTGTAATTTTACCCCAGTTTTTATATACAACAAAAGCAATAGCCGCTAACGCTGCTATAACTCCGATGATAATTAGAATAGTAGGATTAGCTGCGATAAGTCCTATCATCGACTTGCCAGCGCTCATAATTCCTGTGCCAATCTTTTTGATTGTAGTAATAGTTTTTGGCGCATTCATTACAAATTTTCCAAAACTCATCGTCATGCTACCAACCTTGCTCACAACCGGTCCAACTGTAGCAGCCATTAAAGCAAACTTTACAATCATCTCTTTTTGGGCAGGACTAAGCTTATTGAATGCACTTGCAATTTTAGTAATGACCTTTGACACATCTTTAAGAATAGGACCAAGCACAGGAATTACAACATTACCGATATCAATTAATAATGCTTCTATCTGTGCTTTCATCTTCTTTAGCTTTACCGCTGTTGTATCATTCATCTTGCCTGCTGCTTTTCCAGCAGCACCTGTTGAATTACCCATCTGCTTTAAAGCACTGTTAAAGTCTTTAGCATGTGCAGTTAAAGTTGCAGCACCTTTGACAGCATTCTTGTTAGAGAATACATCACCAATGCTCTTACCTTGCTTTTTAGCACCATTTTCAACAATCTTTAATACCTGCGTTAATGACATACCACTCTTCATTAAATCCTTAAACGATTTACCTGTGCTCTTTTGCAAGATAGTAGAAGCCTTTGTACCGCTCTTTCCTAATTCAGCGATAGTAGCGTTAATTGCAGTTGTAGACTGAGCAGTTTGAATACCGTTTTTAGTTGTAGTCACATATGCACTAGCTAACTGATTAAGAGAAACGCCATACATGTTTGCGGTCGGAATTACCGCGCCGATTGACTGTCCTAATTCATTAACAGTTGTCTTACCTAGGTTCTGAGTCATGATAAGACGGTCACTGATTTGAGATGCTGTCCCTGCACTTTTGCCATACGCGTTCATAATGGTTGTTAATGTATCTACTGAAGTTTTCATGTCAGTAAATCCGCCTTTAGCAAGCTTTCCAGCATCTCCAACAAACTTGACAGCATCCCTAGTAGAACGTCCTGCTGAGATTGCACTATATGTAGCTTCAGCCAGATCCTTTTGTGAAGCACCTGTTTGCAATGACAAATTCTTTAACTGGCTTTTTAGTTTATCAACACTAACGCCGGTTCTTGCTGATGTATCAGCAATTGTAGAAAGTTTAGCAAAAGATGTCTCAAAATCGCTTGAGGCCTTAACACCTGCTGTTGCCATAGCCAATACTGGAAGCGTAACATTCTTTGTCATACCATCGCCAAAGTTTTTGATTGACTTACCTGTTCCATAGATGTTTTTGCCCATCTTTTTAAACGTTCTTTCACTGTTTTCTACTTTTTTAACTGTGTCAGATAATGATTTATTTACTTTTTCTAATGTAGGAGTAAATTGGTTTTTAAGCGAGATGACCGCTTCAATTACATTTTGTGCCATGCAATTACCTCCTAGTTATTAAATGATTCTTCAAGTTCCTTGTTTTCCTGGTTCTTTTCTTCAAGAAGCTGATACAAAAAAGCACGGATAACAGCTTTCTCGCCATCATCCGTATCATAATAGTCTCTTGGTTTCCATCTTAGGAACTTGAAGAGCTGATACATGATAGTTGTATCTCTATCATGGTAGATTAGTTTTTTACCTGTTCATCTTCCTTTTCATCATCACTCAAGCCACTAAACGACATGATCAACTGAGAAAGCTCATTGACCTCTCTTCCAAACATGACTTCAGCAAGTTCTTTTGGTGTTCTACACTTAAACTTAGACTGCAAGTCTTTATCTCGTAAATCAGGATCAACAACTGATTCAACAATAAGGAACAACTGTGTATCAAAAGATTTCGAGAAATCAATATTACCGTTTTTGTCAATTTGTCTCTGAATGATATCCATGCCTTTACGTTGAGGTATTTCAGAGATTGTAATCTCAATAGGAGTATCACTTCCAAGTAATTCAGCTAATCTTTTTGATTTATAAGTAGATGTTTTTAATTCAAATACATTATCTACATTTGCTTTTAAAAGCATATCTGTAATAGTTGCCATTATTTATATCCTCCTAGTTTTTATCTCTTAGTCCATGAAGTAGTGATTGACTGCTTGATATCCCAGTCATCGAAAGTGAATGGAATAGATTCTTCTCCTAATTTACCACCTTCAAAGTTTACTAATGAAAGTTCATCGAAAGAGCAGTTTTTAAGTACTACTTCTTCAGTGCCTAAAGCGTCAGGATCTTCCAGTTTACTTGTGATTGTAACACTAGTATCTTTTCCTTCTTTTAAGGCATTTGAAATCAAGTTCATAAAATATGAACGTGTTTTATTTGTTTTAATAGTACCTGAACCGGACATACCAGTTACTTTTTTAGATTTTGTTAATTTACGAGCAACCTGAACATCACTCTTTTCAATAGAAACCTTTGCTTCTAATGAAGTAATATCAGCAATATATTCATCGCCTACCCAGACTTCTCCAAAAGTGCCGTTGATTGCTCTTGAGCCGCTATAGTAATCACCCATTTACGTTTCCTCCTAAACTTGAATATTAAGAGTAATGTCTTCCATTACATCTAAAATAGACACTGAAGCTTTAATCATTACATCATCTCCAGTATCGGCTTTTAAGATATCTTCATCTGACATATCAGCTACATCGTAAGAAGCTTCTTTTAACCACTTCTTATTAGCATCAACATCTACCTCTGAATATCCTCTTGATAAAGCGCCTTCGGTGATTAAAGTATCGAAATAGCCGTTGATGGCATCACATAAGCGTGATTTATTATCATAGATATTAACAATCTTCCCAATGTAATTATCCTGGATAGTACGCTTAATATCAGCTCTCATGATATCCATGACATCAACTACTCTAATCTTCTTCCATTGTTCAGTCTTAGTGCCTAAAGTTGTTAACGAATTGACACCTCTACCTAATTTAACTTTTTCGCCATCGAAAAAAGCAACTAATTCGCCAGCATCTACTGCATCATCTAATTCTTTCTTAGATAGTTTTTTAACAGAAGAAACTTCTGGTAAAGTATGATAAGTACATGACTGTGTTAGTGGTGTAGTTGCTAAGATACCTGCAATACGCCCGCAATACTGTGCAGTTGTAAATGTTTTGTTTAATTCATCATTTACAATTTCATCAGCAGTAAAGTTAACAACTGCTTCATGATCAGCAGCCTTGTTTGGTAATACTAATTTAATAACGCAAGCTTCAGTATCAACACGATTAGTTTTTAACCATGTTACCGCTTCAGTTGCCGCTTCATCAGTGATTTCAGGCACAGCAACATAAGATACATTTGTTAATAAAAATGCATCTAAACCATCTGTTACATTAGCGATTGAATCAGTTACATAAACATATATCTTCTTTACTGTCTGTTCAAAACCAATCATGGCTAATTTAATCTGTTCAACATTTGCAGCACTTAACGATGACGGAATATCATCGATACCTGTTACCACAAATGGATTTTTTGTAGGTGCGTTTGAATCAACTAAGATTAAGCCAACCACACCTCTCTCACTTCTCTGAATAGCAGTTTTTGCTCTATCCTTGAATGAGATAGTAATTTTAGGTAAACCCATAATATACTCCTCCTAATTTTTTTCATTTATTAAATCCACGACCGCACGCTGAATTGTAGTACGTTCATCTAGGATTATTGAATTATCGAGAAAATTGAACTGTAAAGTGATCTCTAGAATATTGTTTTCTGTTCCAACATAATCAGTCTCTACTGTTTGAACTTTAAGAAAACGATCCCCAACATTTAACATCATGTGTCTCTTTTGAGGATCGTTAAGAATAAGATTTGTTTTAAGTGCCTTGATGACGTTCAAATCAAGAATTTCATTATATTCATTATCTTTTTGAAAGAACGTGATGAAGCAATTTATAACTTTCGAAACGGTAGAAAAGTTAACTTCTTCTTCTGAAACTATATACATATCGGTGAAAAAGCAAGGTCTAACATATCCTTGTACTGTGTCTCGCCCGTAAACAGGCACATCAGGAAATGTCTTGTTTAGCAAATCATTGATTGCTATCTTGATTTCTTTTTCGCTCACATATGAGTATTCTTCATTCATTAGTCAAGTCCTACTTTCTTCTGTGCTTTCTTAAGTTCTCTTTGAATTTGCTTTTTCATAGGTTCTTCAAAATTCTTCAATGTCTTATTTACTGAATTGATGCCAGGAACATAGCCAAGGTTGGCTCCAGCGTCCTTATAAGGCTTACCAAACCTGTTTTTATTAGGCCTGATAATTTGATGACCTTTTTCAACCAGATGCCAGTCCTGATTTTTTCGGCCTTGGCCATGCCACGCTACAGTTACGTCCTTACCATATCCTTTGGCTCTATCCCTGTGATGACCACTCGTCAAACGCTTATAGCCACCCTTTGAATGCCCTGGCATGAGCCCTTTGACAGTCTTCTTGTTTTCTCTAGAAAATGCGGTTCCTAAGGCTTCTGCAGTTCTTATTGAGAAATCAGGATATATTTCCATCATCTTCTCAATTTTCTCCTGAAACTCTTCCATACCTTTTAATTCAATATTAGCCCATGCCATATAAATCGCCATCCCTTGTAAACTTGTGTTCTACAACCTGGATTTCTAGATATTCGTTCGACTCATTAATATTGTTAACATCAGTGATGTCAAAGAGTCTTTCGTGATACTTTATTTGCATTTCTAAGCTGATGTTATCGAGATATCGACATGTAATCTTATAAACTGCATCAGGTCTGACTCTTTTAGCATCCCAATATTCACCGCCTCGCAACTCTTTTACAGTTGCCCAGACGGTCTTATATTCTTTTAGTTCTATTTTTCTCTGATTTAGCTCTCCAATAGTTTGCTCTTGCTTCATAAACGTAATACGCTTATTTAATCTTCCAACATTAATCATTGTTATTCCTCCGTTTCTAGAGCAATTTGTGATTCAAAAGGAATAAGATTAACATTATGAGCATCAATTGCATCATATACTAAATCATTTTTGTATTGACCTTTGTCTAAACGCAACTGACGATTTTCAAACTGTTCCGCACATAACGCAAGAAAAGGATAAGTTAAATCATCCTGTGCTTCTAAGTATTCCTTAGATCTGCCAGTCCTTTTGATGATAAATGCCATGACTGAATCCATGATCATAGATAATTCTTCCATCACGATGTCATTTTCAATATCATCAACTCTTAAATAATTAGCGACTTTTTTGCTAGATAAATCTTTAATTTGCATAGGAGCAGCCTCCTATTCTTTTGATTTTTTCTTAGATGCTTTTTTTACAGGTGCTTTCTTTTCGGCTACAGGCTTAATGTAACCTGCAGTGGATAAATCCTTAAAAGTCTCTTCGTCTACTTCCACTGTCTGACCTGCATAAGCACTAAGCTTATAAGATGTGAATCCCTTTAATACTAGTGCCTTCATTTAAAACACCTCGATTAAGCCATTTTTAATACTGCTACCGCCTGCTGATTCTGAACTTTAGCATCAAATTCAGTCCAGCCAACTAATCCAACTGCATGCTGAGTAGCAAATTTTTCTTTTAAAACCTGTAACTGATAATTTTCTACCATCTGAACTGCTAATGCTTGTGCTGGGTTTACGTAGTAGATAGCTTTTGCTTTAGTAGCGATTTCAGGCGCATTGTCGGAAACTTTAACTTCATGTCCTAATAATCTATAACCAAATTCAGTTGTTAAATCTTTGTTTAATAAATATTCTCCATCTTCATTTTTTAACTTTCTTAATGCTGTTAAAGTTTTGGTATTCATAATGAAGTAAGCACCAGTCTGATAAGGTGATTTAACTGCAGCCTGTAATTCAATTAATTCATCAGCAGTGATTGCAGTAGCTGAAGAAGCGTTTACTACATTCGTTGCTCCTGCTAAACCAGTAACGGTAGAAGAACCTACTAGAGCTTCATGTTCAAAGAAGTTGGCAACAGCTGAAGCCATTTTTTCAATAACAAAAGCAGTGATATTTACGTCAGAGTTATTGATTAATGATTTAGAAATTTTTGTTAATACACCTGCTAAATGTCCCTGTAATTCAATAGAAGATAATTTCGCGGCTTTTGCTTCTAAGTCAGTAAATTCAGTAGCATATGCCATTTCAATTCCATCATCATCAGCACCAACGTAAGGGATAGCCAATGTACCTTTTACGTTGAATTTCTCTGCATCATTAAATAGTGGTGAAATTTCTTTTACACGATCGATAATTTTGTTCGCGATTGTCTTAGGTAAAATTGCGCCATTATCGCCTTTTGTGATGTTTGCATCTTCAACAATCGGCATACCCATTACTGTAGCTCTTATATAATTAGCAAATAATTTAACATCTTTATCTTCAGGAGATAAAGTTGGTTCCTGTGGTGTTGATAAATTCGCGTTAGCTACGTTTTTGATTCTAGCTATATCTTCTCTTAACTGTTTTGATTCAGCTTCTAAAGTATCGAATGTAGCTCTATCTTCATCAGTTGCTTTTCCTTCCTGGATTAAGTCAACAATAGCTTCCATCTTTGAAGCGTTATCATTTAATTTTTCTAATAATGCTTTTAAATTCATAATTTAGTTCTCCTTAAGGTTTTCAATATCATTTTTGATTTTTCTCAAAGCGTAAATAAAAGACGAATCATCCTGTGGAGCCTGTTCAGGTTCCTTTGGCGGTTCGCCTTGTTTATCGATAGGTGTACTATCTTCGATTAAGTTTTCAGGCATATGCTTATAGCTATTTGAATAGTCCTTAAGCATAGCTTTAGCCATTGCCTGCGCATCTGTGCTTTTCGGCTCTACGTCACTGATCACAGTGATATCAAACATTTCACTCATAGCCTCAGCGCCTAGCCATGTCTCGCTAGCAATAGCAGTCTTTACGTCTTCCATGTCTGCCTTAGCTTTAGATTCATAAAGTGGAAGCATAGAAGACTCTTCAATGTTATCTAGCGTTTCAGCTGTCGAACGCATCTCTAGCGCATTTCCAAAGGCAACAGACATAGGTTTGTGAATCATTAACATTGATGACTGATAAGCGGAGACACTGTCGCACGCCATTACTAAAAAAGATGCGGCTGAAGCTGCTACACCATCAATAAACGCATTAACCTTTACGCCCTTGCTTCTTGCTCTCTTAATTTGGCTAGAAATCGCAACAGCGGCGAAAACGTCTCCGCCTGGAGAGTTGACATAGACATTTAACTCATCCCCTTCTTTCAATTCAGCAAGTGCTTCATTAAATTTATTTGGGAAGATTACGTTCTTCTGTTCCTTGTCGCTATACCACGTTTCGTTGCTGATAATTGGACCATATGCGATTAAATCGGCTTTCATCTTATTCCTCACCTCCTTCTTCGATAGTTGGAGAAGATGAGCCTGTTCCTTTTGTTTGTCCGGTATTAGGAACAAAATATTCTTTTGTATTGACATTGTATAATGTTGAACCTAATCCAACATCGACAGTATCGAGTCCTTCGATACGCGTTAGATTTTCCATAGATCTAATCTCATTTTTGGTAATCCACCCAGCTTCTTTAGCAAGCTTATAAGATTCAAATCGTTCTTTTTGAGAAGCCTTTAAAATCTCGCTAAAGTCAAAGTCAAAGAAATATGTATCTTTCTCTCTCTCCAAAAGCAAATCTCTATTTAGTGCTGCCTTAAAAGCATTGCAGATAGGCAAGATTGCATCCTTGATAAACTGATCATAGTTGTCCGACATATGAAAGATAGCATCAATCTCACTATTTAAGTTCTTGATTGATTGAACTAACTGTAATTCAAGTGCAGTATTTGAAGATTCCTTGAATGTTAATCCTTTGTTTAGGATAACTGTGTTATCACTGTCATTGGATGAATACAGTCTTTGCCAGGCATTCTTAAGCGCAATTTGCTCGTCAGTACCTAAATTTCTATCCGACTGGATAAAACCTTTCTTATTACCGCCTTTTCTCATGAGCTGCAGTTGGAATATCATCATCGCTCTAGCTGTCTGAAGTGCTTCATTCACCTCATCGGTAACACCCTGGCCTTGCATGCCATCTTTTGTATTTCTTAGCAGCTTCAGCCATTCATACGGTTGATAATGCTTGTCATAGCACCATACTTCATACTTTTTGTGAATCGGGTCCGCATTCTTTGCGATGGCAATATTCATAGGTTCTACATGATAGATTCCTTTTACAAAGTTTCTTTGCTTTTCGATATAAGCATATCCGCCTTTGTCCAAAAGATAATCTTCACACATCGCTCTTTTGAATTGATAGCCGTCAAATGTATCATTTGTATCGTCATTAAGCATTTTAACTCTTAGATCATCCACTTCTTCTACCTTTGGATAACCATCTTCTTCAGTTCTTCTATACAATTTGATAGGAAGTAGCGCAAACGTGGAACAAATCTTATCAACATTACTAGCCACCTGCGGAATGCTTGTAACATTGCTTCTATTTAATTCCTTGCCACTGAAAAGTGCACTGAGTACTGGATCATCAAACCAAACGCTCGAGTCTTCTTTATTTGTTGAATTACGAAAAAAGAAATTTTTAATTTTACCCACTTTCTGCCTCCTTTCTTTTAATAATCTATTAGATAACCATCGATACAAATCCATCTCCATTCTGTAATAAGTCCTGCTGTATCAGATAAGTGGCATTGATTAATGAAACAACCATATCCACCTTTCCATTGGATTTCTTCTTGTTGACATAACGGTTCATATTTGTATCGTATGTGCATCTAGCATTTTGAAAATTAATTTCTAGCAACTTATTTGGCTCATATCTGAACTGCCCATTTTCAATTTTTTCACTCAAAAGCTTAGTGGCAGGATGCAAAACACTTGAATGCTGTTTAATTTCTACAACATCATAGCCTTTATGCATTCCTCCATTTCCGTTCTCCCACTTTTGAGCACTTGATAGAGCGTTGTAGCGGTCAAATCCTATTTGTATTACGTTCACTCCAAAAACGTCCTCTAAATTGAAAACAAACTCTTCTACAAAGCCATAATCTATAGTATTCTCACCGCAAGCCATGACATGAGATGTTTTATCTTCTGTAAGAGTAAAATAATCTAATCTCTCGGATTTCGACTTTTCATCTATACGACCAGCTGGAACAAATGCAAACGAATTAGCATAAATCACTCCATTTTCAATAGCAGCAAAAGACACTGACGTATTATCATTTGTCATTGATAAATCGACTCCAACATATACATCCTTTCCTCGCCAGTCTATAGCCTCTACACAGCACTTTTGAACATCAGCTATATCAACATAGCTTTCAGTTCCAATGCCCTTGTAGATGATATTACAGTGCTTAGTGAGGAAGTTTTCTCTTTTTTTTGGATCAAGTATAGCTTTTGTTCTCTTCTTGATGAGCGTATCCCATACCGCATGTATTTCCTGCGCTAAAGGGTTTGCATGTTTAAGGATAATATCATCTTCCATCCAGTCATCCGTACGATCAGGCTCATATAGCAGCGCAAATAATGTATCATCTTCGACAATCTTATCTAGAACCTGTTTAGCCGCATTGACTTCATCTTCCAGTGGATTAGAAAGTGTTGGATACTTTGTACTGATAAGAAATCCTAACGGATTCTTTACAAGCAGCTGCCCAGATTGCATTGCTTCAATTGGATAGTTTGTAGTAAGAGCTCCTACTTCATCGGCTATAAAGCAATTGGGCTCTTTTGCATCCATTCTAGATGTCGAGAAGTTAAGCGGAATATATTTTGTCTTACATACTTTGTTAAGTATGTAATCTCTTGTGATATGCCATTCTCCATCATCAAAGACTGGTTCATTTACATTCAGCAGTGGTTCAATGGCATCCTTTATTTCTCTTGCCAGTGATCCATCAGGAGCAACTGAATAGAATTTTGAATAATTAGGCTCTATATAAAAAAGCAAAATAAAAAGAACAGCTACGATAAACGTCTTACCATTCTTTCTGGCGATTTCTAATAGAATCGTTTCATATCTTCTTTTTGTCTTGTCATCTCTATGCATAATGCACAAAGATGCATCAATTAATAGCCACTGATATCCAGCAAGTGCACTATAGATTGATTTTCCTGTGGCTGGTCCTTTGGCCATCTTCAGAACTTTAAGAATCTTGCATATATTCTTATGTCTTTTCTTGTTGAAGTAGTATTTTTTATTCTTATCTTCTACAACTTCAATAAACTCTAGGCATTGCTTTTTTACGTATTTAGGAGCAACAACCTCATCATTAACAACATCATAAGCATATTTTAGCGAACGATACATTTATTCATCGTCATCATCGTCTATAAGTGCGTTTCTTATAGAGATTTTTGCTTCATTTGCTTCATTTTGTGTAGCTGTTAATGCTAGTTTTGCTCTTGACTGCGGAGAAAGACTTAATTCATTGCACAATCTAGCAAACTGTTTAAAAAGCTTATCTTGTGATGTCATCAAGTCCTTGTTATAGATCAGACTCGAATCACTATTGATATCTTCTTCAATCTTTTGCATTCTATCAATGACAATTGCGGTTTCAGCCAATACATAAATATCAAGATTACCTAGTATATTAGCTTCTTTCAAGTTTTCTAAAATATTCTGATAGATAATAACCTGATCATCAGTTAGATGCTTTGGAGGTGTGGTTAAGTCATCTGATTTTCCTTTGATTGCGTTTTCCTTAGAAAGTCTATTGGCTTTTTCCTCATTCGACATACCTCCAACTTTTGTATTAACGCTTTTTGCAGGTCTTGCCATGTTGCATTCTCCTTTCTCTTGAAATTTTCATTTCTAAAAAAATAATATTTTTTTCCCTGTGGCGTGGGGTCATATGTTTAGACCCTTTTTTTAAGGCTTATGTAGGGGGGGATACTAAGATTTTTACTCATAATCCTAACAAAATATGACTATTTGTGTCTGTGCTCCTGGTTGTACTTAGCAATTTGTTTTAATTCTTTAGCATCAAGCAGTCCACACTCAGCAAGTTCATGCATAGCATGAGATAATGTGATGAGATTATAAGGATCATAAGCCAAGTCAGGTCTAACCTTAATAGGAATAATATGATGAACCTCTAGCTGTTCAGTGCATACATATGCATTACCTCTCAGCCCATTGATGCAAGCCTGACATACATTGCCATCTCTTCGTCTGATATCTTTAGATAGCTCAGTCCATCTATGACTATGATGTACCATCCTAGATATAGAAGCAGTATCCTCTTTAAATGCCCCATCCCTTTTTCTACGGTGCCTATCTTTAGGCTTGTTAGGACACCTATGCTCTTTAGGGTCCACAATAAGTCCGCAATATGGACATGACTTCTTCATATGCATACCTCCAACAAATAGAAAAGGTACCGATTAAGGTACCCTATCTAGGAGCAATGACAATCATTGCAGAAGCGCAAAATAAAAACGGATGAATTAACATCCGCATTACTTTACATGATATATAATATCACAGTCATATAGTCAATGATTATCATAAAGTATCATTAACAATCATTAAACTATACCAAATCATTAGCAATATTAAATAGTGCTGTCAGTGCCTTGTTATAAGTCTTTTGAGTATACGATGGACTCTTGCCTATTAGTCCTGCTATAGATTCAAGCTTCATAAAGCTTGTATACTTCTTAAGAACGATTATATAATACCATGCATCAATATTCCTGAGCTCTTCAATAAGCTCTCTAATCTCATCCATTTTATCAATATCATAATCATACTGCTCTATATCTCTGTTATACTGCTCAGTCTTAGACATATGATTAAGTATTCTAGGTGTATCTGATATCATTGGCGAACCAGGACAACAATTACACAGTATATCTCTAGCATCCCAATAATACGCCTCATAAGACTTAAGATATGCAGTAAGCTCACGCTTATCTCTGAATCGCATTGGAATCACCCTTTCTTAATTTCATATGAGCATGTTCTCTTACTCTCATTAGATCATCAATAATTTCATGAGAACAGTTATGATTTCTTGCTTCAATAATAGCCATATCGATTAAGTCAATGACGTTATGATATCCTATCAAAGCTTTCTTACTATTGAATTCCATGCGCTAACTCCTAGATCCACCAACAAGAGCGCCAATAACAATTAAGATAATAGTAATTGCTGCAACAGTCTTTGGTGTGATAGCAATATGAGCAATGCCTAAAAAACCAATAGCCCAAATAAGGCCAACAACTAACAGTGCATCAATAGCCAATGCAATTAACACAATAATAATTAAAGTTCCTACTCCAACTTTATCTTTATCCATCTAGAAACACCTCTTTCTACCTATTCTTCAATTTTTATCGCTTTTCTCAAATGCGCTTTAAGTGGTGTACCATTTTTAATCAAATGTTCAGCATAATATAACGGTCTAGTACTGTTTTTAATAGCTTCATACTCTTCTTCTGGTATTTCAATTACTATCTTCATTTTTACTCTCTCCTTTCTCCATCTGCACAATAGAAATTTCCCGATACTTGCTGACAATTGTGTTTTCCGCAAACCAATACTTTAGGTACATCTTCTATATGGCAAAGGTGCTTACAATCCTTACAAGTGACTCTATTGCCTGCCATTATCTCTTCCACTTTTTCATCTACTATTTTCTGCATGTCTTCTTTATTAAATTCAACTTTGGCAATGCACGAAACTGGTCTTACGGATGGCATATTGTCTACTCTATCAAAAGCCTCTGAGTAAGTGTTGTAACCTATAAAACCACCTGCATCTTGTATTTGCTCTATCATATCAAATACATCTTTTCTATTTACTGCATCTTCACAAGACT